ACCACCAAAAAGAAAACCCGCAAGAAGGCTCAAGCGGGGGGCATGATGACTGCCACACAGGGTCAGCAGAATCAGATGCAGAACACGATGATGCAGGGTCCGAAGATGATGGCAGGCGGCGGAATGACTATGGTCAAGAACAAAGCCGGTAAGATGGTCCCTGACTTTGCTGCAGACGGCAAGGGCAAAAGCTAGATATATCTGGCCGACTTATCTATCGCCTCATCTGACCAAGACTTCAAGTATCTCAACAGGCTTGCTATGGAGTGTGCCCCGTCATACTCCGGCAGGCCGTTGTTGATAACACCCTCGAACTCTTCGGGCCTCACAGATTCACAGAGCAACTCGACCTTCCCGTTGGTAAGGAGGTTCGCTTCGAACTTAAACAGAGACGCTTTGTTTGACATCAGACAACTCACTAATAGGTAGATTGTAACAATCGGCCTTGAACGTGAAGCCGTTTGCGGGGTCTACGTCGCCCCTCTGGTATTTCGTTGCCTTCGTGTAGAAGTCTTGCTTCGGAATCTTGCCCAGTATCCACGCCTGCGATGAATCGGTCAGGATGCGTACAAACACATAACTGTCGCAATCCTGTTTGGCCCCGTGTGCAGCCACCGAACAATCGTAGTGTGGAAAGGGACGGGTATTGCAGCGTTTCGTTTTCACGTCGATCCGCTCCCCGTCCCTCACCAAATCATAGTCGTAGGTGTTCGACTGGTCTGCACCCATAGCGTCAGCCACGATGATCTCGCCTATCGCACCGACAACATGACTCAAGCTACCTGTGATGCTGCCCTGTAGATTGCCTACAGTGGCAGCTTTCTTTTTGGCACGTGCTATGATCTCAGGAGTTATCTTTACTTGTAGCATCGGTTTCCTCTAGGAATAAAAGAATTGCTGTGGACTCGTCGGTCTTGAACCACTCACCCTTGCGGTCACTGGCATTGTCCTCGAAACGCTTGTGCATTTCAAGTTCTTTTTCGTGCCGATTGTCCGCAGATATACGTGCAAGAATCTCGTAGTCTCTGTGTGGGGATGAAGTCTGATAGCCGTTGAGGCGGTCATCCGCCCTGACTGCCTTGCCGATCTTTATCCACTCAGGCCACGCTGGATTGGTGATGGCATACACCTCACCCTCCTTCGTGCTTTCGATCTTCTCGTGAGACCATGCGTCATCCAGAGATCGGTACTTCCCCGGCTTGTGCAGGGGGTGAAGCTTAGAAACTTCCTTGCCGTTTACGTACATACGCTGAGAGTCCCGCTTCTTCACAGCTTCGGGATTGTCTTTGTAGTACATAGGATTCCCTGTGTAGGGATTAGGCTTGTTTCTCTTGCTCATACTTCTCACGCTTCAACATCCACTCCTCATAGCAGGGATGGTGGGGATGGGGATCGTACTGAACCCATCCGTCACCTCTCTTCCACACGAGGGGTGGCTTTTTCTTTTCCTTCTTAGGCGGCATTCAAGTCTACCACTTCACACACGCCCGCAGTACACGCCAGTTCACGTGATCCGGATGTGTTGTCTTCCTTCTCGTACTCTGACAGTGCAGTCCAGTCGATAATCAGACTGCCCCGCTCCTGCTGCCACTCCAAGTAGTCATCGACTTCGATGTCCTGATAGGGTGCCTGCTGATAGGTGTGATCTGAATGCGGCAGGAAGGACACGCCCGATGCCACGTCGAAGTTCTCATACACCCACGCACCCACGTCCATCCACTCGTCTTCCTTGACTGTGATGGTCACAGACGGCTTGTGTTCACACCAGTGAACAGCATACGTCTTCCACAACTCAAGCTGCTCTATGGCTGTCATCTGTGTCCGTGTGACGGCACCCTCTGGTGACTTCATAGCAAACGAGAAGACAGTCGTCGAGTCCGGCTTCATCACACACGCCTCACTGTACACACCCTGCTCCTTGAGGAACTGTGTCAGGGGGTCCTTGTTGTCTCCGCGCACCGTACGAATGTAGTAGTCATTGTGACGTGCGTGGATACCACTAGCGGCGTCTACGAGTTGAGACACAGTGCCCGATGGCTTGACACAGGTGATGGCAGCGGACTGTGGGATTCCAAGCATCTTTGCATACTTGCGATTCGTCTCTACGGCGACTTGCTTCATCTCTTCGAGCCAACGAGGGGAATCGACGGTCTTCGATAAAATTGAGTGATCCATGATACCAGTCAAGGATACGCCCAAGAGGCGTTCTTCTTCTGTGTTGTCCCGCCATACTTTCCTCAGATATTTGAAATCGGTTAGGGTTGACTGTAGGGTGCCCAAGATCGTAGCGAGGCGCACCTTGCGCTTCAGGGACTCCAGCGTGTCGCTTTCACGCACGACCACCTCTGACAGGTTGCAGAACTGATAGGGACGCAGGATGATCTCAGAGCAGGGGTTCGTGCCCCACATGTGCCCTGTCTCACGGCGTCCATTGCGGGCGACCTGCTTGTCTGCTGCATCACGGTTGAAGATGCCACGCTCACCTGACTTCGAGTCGTAGAGAGCCAGCCACTCGCGCATGAACGTGCCCATCTCCGGCTTGCCCTTGTAGGCTACGGAGTTGTTTGCGAGGGCACGTTGCCCCTCGTTCTCCCACCACGCACCAGACTTGGCATGTGCCATCTGATCGTCGTTGAGGTTCGAGAGGGAGATGAGAGCAGAGCGACGTACGCCCCCAACGACTACGATTTCACCGACCTTGCACATCAGGTCGTGACACTCAATAGGGAAGAGGCGACGACCCTGTGCCTTCTTGAACAGTTCGACTGTGAAGTGGAACAGATCATCTAGGGGTCCGGGGCCGGATGCCCTGCCGCCCATCGTCTTGAGCCGCGCACCGGACGGACGCACAGCGGACAGGTCCCACTGAGGAATCTGTCCAGCGTAGAGCAGCGCAATCAGTTCGCGCAGAGACTTGGCCCACCCCGGCTTGGAGTCACCCACACGTATCACCGTGTCCGTCTCGTGCATAGCGTCACTGATCACGGGCAGCTTGTCCACGTTCTCACGCTCCACAGAGAATCCGACACCCGTGCCGCACATCAGGATGTACATGCACTCGTCGAACGAGCGGGGGCTGTCCACAGGGATGTAGCTACAGTTATAGCCGCAGATGTTGTCCCTTGAGAGAGCAGAGCCTGCTGTCATCATGCCCCGCATAGACGGCATGATCTCCTGTCCGATCACGGCATCGTGAATGTCGAGAAGATCGTCACGGGGTATGTCGAAGCCGTGCTTGTCCTTGACGTGGTTCGCCATGAAGTTTGTATAGCGATACACGGTCTCGTCCCAGTTCTCACGACGCTCCTCGTCATCAAGCCAACGTGCATAGCGTGACTTGTGGATAAACTGTTGGTAGGTTGTTGGTAGCATATTATTCATTGTTATCTTCCTTTGTTGCGATCAATTTGTTTAGGTAGAACTGTGCTTTCTTGAGGTCTTCGATTCCGTTTTTGTATCTGTACCGCCAGAGGTACTTGAGGATGTTTCCCTGTAGGTAGTATTGGAAGCCGTCGCCTGTCGCCGCTGCGATTGCGTCAAGGCATTCGATACCTGCCTGATTGTAGTGTGGCGGGTGATTGACGTTATCGACATCCTTGCTCTTCTCCCCCAAGTAATCCTCGTTGCGTATCTTCATGTATTCGTCGTGTCTCATCTATTGTCTCCATCACCCTGTATCTTACCAGCAGCCTTGCGAGACTTCAGCTTGTACATATTCATCTCTGCAATCTGCTGCAAAGAAAACCCTAGATCATCTGCGAGGGCAGCGCAATACCAGAGAACGTCACCGATCTCTTTTGCTATCTCTCCCTTGAACCGGGAGTCGTCACGCCCGTCACGGTAGACCTTCTTCACCTTGTCTGCCACCTCGCCTGCCTCACCCGCTAGGCCCAGAGTGGGGTAGGTGATCTTCATGTCCTCTGGGTAGATGGCAAACTCACGAGCCTGCATCTGATAGTTGTTGAGGGTCCAGTTCTCTTTGATCATTGCGTCTTACCAAAATCTATCTTGACTATGTTCGTACCGTCTTCGTGTTTTACGGTGGGGCCGTTATCGTTGTCCACCTCGTCAAGCATCTTCTCCTTGACATTCTCGAAGGCCAGCCGCGCCAAGCCTGCTTCCATCACTCTGTCGAAGTCAGACTCTAGGAGTTCCATCATGCCGTTCGTCACAATCGTACCGGCCTCGTAGAACTCTTCGTCGTCGTCTGTGGTCGTATCGTACGCAGACACTTGGAAGCTTTCCTCGTCGATCTTACGCAGGATAATGTACCAGCGGTTAGGCATCAGGGTTGCCTTTTCGAATTCACCCTCATCAATCGTTGTCATCTTTTAGCCACTCCTCTGGGATCGAACCCTCTGCCCACTTGAATCCATTCTTCTCTGCCCACGCACCGTACGTGGTCTTGCTTCCCTTGTAAATCTTATTCCGTGCATTCAGGAAAACAATACGAATATCCAAGTCAGGATGCTGCTCTTTGATCAGAAGCATCTTAACACGGTCACCCTTGTCGAAGTATCCCTTCGCTTCGATGATTATGTTCTGCTTGGTAAGATGAAAGTCTGGTGTGTAGGTGCGGGGCTTGGGCACGTACGTAAGTCGTAGGCTCTCATATTCGTACAAAATTTTTTTGCTACTCAGTTTTTTCGCTATGCCTAACTCGAAGTTAGACCGGAACCCTGCCTTGCGATTGCCGCGCTTCATATCTGCATTCCTATCGACCCCATTCTTTGTATCACGTACCCTGCCACTCTTGGGGAAAGTTTTTCGATTATAGATAGTTCGTTTGTCAAACGATTCAGTGGGACGCATACGTTTGCTCCAGAGTGTGCTACTCTTCCTATCTTCTGCAATTCAGATTCGAGTGTGGTGATGTCACGCTTTTCGGTACCCGAAGACAGCGTACCCAACTCACTGTAGTTGTCGCGCAGTGTGAGGGGGAGACCCCGCTCGTTCATGCGAAGACGAACAAGCTTACGCTCCCCACCACTGCCGCCGTGAGACTCGACATAGACGTGATGCAGTTCCTTGTTCATCTCCATCAGTTCTATCTCGTAGTCTCGTACGAAGATATAGGGCATATCACACCTCCCTTGTCTTCAGCTTGGTGTACCACACCTGTGGCGGCGACTTGGCCTGTGATGTTACACGAGGGTGCAGTTCTGCTTTCGGCCAGCAGTGACTGCGGAAGCCACACAGATTGCATTCCTTTGCCAAGACCTTGTTGCCTGTACGCAGGGTTTCACCCTTGCGGCGGTACGTCTCGAACTCGTCGGGGTAGGGTTTGAATTCCTTAACGTCGGGGTCTGTCAGGAATTTGACACGCTCCTCAGCGTCCGCCAAATATTTGGCACGGTCCTCATCCTGCCACTCCGGTGCCTCGACCATAGCCACCTCGCCGCTCGACTTGTTGACTACGATCCATCCGCCGAATGGCATGCCCGTCGCCGCAGAGTAGAGAAAGCCCTGCATGACGTATCCAAAGGGATCATCTTCCTTGAGGCCATCGTAGCCACCGAACCCAGTGAACTTGTTCTTGAACGCCCAGTCACTTGCTGACTTGATGTCCCACACCTTCTCTGTGCCGGTCTCGTCACGTATGATTACGTCGAGTGTGCCCTTGATCGTTTGGTCACCCACCTTCAGTTCGACCTGACGCTGTGAATCAACGATGTCCACGCCCGCCTCTCGCATGACAAGCATGAGGATAGCCTCTGTGATGTCACCGAAGATAAATCGAAACAGCGTGTTGTACTGCATCGACTCCTTGATGCCCTTTTTCTCTAGGACTTGCTGGCATAGGGGGCGACCCAAGCCGGACATACGTATGCGATACTCACCTCGCTTTTCAGTGAGTTGCCTGTTTACTGAGTGTCTCGTCTCTTCTACAAACGCAGAAAGACCTGCGGGGGAAGCGCTGGTCTCCCCCCGCAAAGCCTTAGACATGTAGTCCTGAATGTTAAGCAGCGTCAGCATCTTTGAAATCCGCAGCCAGATCGATATCGCTATCGTCTGACATCAGCTTAGATGCTTCCCTGTGCCCATTCATTACGTTTTCGTTGTGACCCTTGACGGTTTCCGCGAAAGTTCCCAACAGTTCCTTATCGTCGTCCGTGATAGCTACAGTGCTATCGAACGTAGGCATCGGCGTCCAGTAGGTCACGCTGCCCTTCTTCTGACGGTTCGTACGCAGCAAGATGCTGGTCTGCGCCATCAGTTTGTTTTGCTTCGTCAGACCCTGAATGAAGTCTGCGATAGGCTTGAACCCTGATCGCTTGAAGTAAGCAATCACCGGCTCGTCGGTCACCTCGACAGGCGTACCATCCGCAGAGTGGAACGTGCCACTGATGCGTCCATAGATAACCTGATTACAGACGACAGCACGAGAAGTCAGGTATCGCACGTCATCCTTGTCGAGTGCATCCTCCTCGTCACGAGTGAGGCGACCACACTTGTTACCACCCTGCGTGTCGGGGAATCCACCGCCAAATGAAGTCTTCTGGACTGACTTGCATGAGAAGCCGCCCTTACCCTCGTTGGCCTCTGCATCCCACATAGAATACTCGTAGGTACGCAGCAACGCTCGAAGCTTGACTTCTTTGGCGAAGATGTACTGACCGTTGAGAAACATCTTCCAGTCGCCCCGTGTGAGGTTGTGACCGTCGTCCGTCTCCTGATCGTAGTTGATGTTCAAACGAGGAAGCCCGACCTTCTCAGTGGCACCGCCACCCTGTCCAGTAAGCTTCATCATCTCCTCGACGTTATCGCTCGACATAGCCGCTACGATGTTATCAAGGTCGTTGTCCATTTCCATTAGTTCTGTCCCTAACATGATCCGTTGATCTCCTTTACGTTCTAGGGTTGGTAGATAGATATTACTACTCTACGACGTGCAAGTCAAGCCAGTTATCGCCCATTTTTATCTCAATCTCGACGGGCATGTCATACTCGACACCATAGCGTCGTATCGTCTCTTCAGGTAGAGAGAGCATAGCATCCCGCATCAGCTTGACGCAAATGATTTTTTCATCTGGGTGACAGTCAATTACAATCGAGTCGTGGACCGTGTTGCATATCACAGACTGTAGTTTGTTTTCTATGAACAGGCTGTCGAGGCGAACGAGGGCAGCGGGCAAGAGGTCGGCGGTTGCGAACCCCTGCACCGGATAGTTGCATATGTTTGTCCTGTGTGTAGCCGTGCCGTACTTTGTCCACCGCGCATCAGGGAAAGCATACTGCCTGCCAGACGGAAGCGTCACTACGCGCTTCTCAACGGCCTCTCGCTGCAAGTCTTCATGCCAGAGGGATACACCCCCATACTTCTCCTTGAAGGCCCTGTAGTAGCGTTGCTGGGCCTCTGTGCCCGTAGTGCCACCATAGAGAGGCTTGAAGGTGTGAGCCTTCGCTTCTTGACGTGAGCAGCCTATGACACCAGCAGTGTAGCTGTGTACGTCAGTCCCGATACGCACATCATCGTACGCCTGCTGATCATTGGCTAGAAATCCTGCGACTCTGAATTCGAGTTGCGAGTAGTCGCCCTCAATGATCTTGCCGTCCTCAAAGCGACTCTCGACAACCTTGCGTATCTCGAAGGTATTACCACGTGGCATATTCTGAAAGTTCGGGTTACGAGACGAAAGGCGACCCGTCGCCGTAACACACTGCATAAATTCCGGATGTACGATTCCGTAGTCATCGACATTGTTCTTCATCCCCTCTACGAAGGTTCCCAAATACATACGCAACGCATTGTAGCGCACGTACGAAGATGCAAACTCACGGGCCGGACCCGACAGTTCGAGTTCGCGTTCAGCCAGTGTGTCCTTGTCCGTCTTGAAGCCAGCAGATGCCACGTCACGCACGTTGCGCGGTACGATCTTGAAGCCTGCCACCTCACTTGTCGGGCGATAAACAACGCCCTTGCCACCGCATGTCTTACAGATACGCAGAGCCTTGCTTGGTGTGCCGTCCTTGCGTACAGGCCGGACTTTGCCGAATCCGACACAGGTGCGGCACTGCTCACCAATTGTCTTATATACGACATCCGTGTTGTTGCGTACAGCGAGGCGGAAGTCCTTGCCTGACATGCGTGTGCGCTGCTTGGGCTTCATCGTGGCACCACGACGCTCCATACCCAAGTTGAACATCTGTGACCACGCCTTCTTGTCTCTTACCTTACGAGAGTAGAGAAGCATCGACCTGTCGTCTGGGCTGGTCAGACTGATGGGCGTGTCACCCATAGCCTCACGTGCCATCTCGTTGAGGCGCAGTTCGAGTGCGTCGAGTTCCTCTTGGTACTGCTTCTCAATCTCTTGTAGTGTATCTAGGTTGACCCGCAATCCGTTGCGTTCGATGCGGGCCAGTGTGTCGGCCATTTCAAACGACAAGCGCAGTGTCGGCAGTAGATCGTTCGTCATTGTATAAGTCCTCGAATGTAGTGCCAAAGGCATCCAGTTGTTTCAGGGCTACTTGCTCCGTACTTATCACGTCAGCAATGCCATACTCTCGTACTATCTCCCACGGTATCTCGTAGAACGTCTTGCCCCCGTCCAGATACGGCTGAACAAGGTCCTTCTCCTTTTGCACTGTGTCATACTTTTTTGCAAGAGCAGCAAGTCCAAGAGGCCAGCGTCTCGCTTTTGATAGAACATACTCCGCAACCATAGTATCATAGATGTCTCCCTTGTATATGAACCCGCAGTCACGTATCCACTGCAAGTCAAACTTGATGTTCTGGCCCAAGACCACATCGGCGCAGTAGAGGGCAGTCTGAAAGCTGTGCATTGCGTTGGGCGTGGGTGGCTCAGTCTCGTGATAGTAGCAGTGGTAGAATACATTGTCTTCACCCAGCCACTTGTAGCCTATCGACACAAGGCGGTTACCGAAGTAGGGCAACGCAGTAGTGCCGCCGTTCGGCTTGCCCGTGTGGGTTGTCTCTACGTCAAAGGTCAGGACGTTCATTCCGACTCCTCCTCGAACCGCTTCTGTGCAAAGTATGCAGCGAACTTCTCTGTGTGTTCGTCTGATAGCATAGGCCAACGCTTACGTACGCGAACGTACTCCTCGTCGTACAGGTTTTCAAGTATCTCTTCGTTTTGGTGGTTGCTCATGTCGGCTCCCGTCCAACACACGTTCTCTGTGTGTTTTGATGCAGTGGCAGTTTGCACATAAAACATCGCATTTTCTTATCTCCTCTATCAGCGTTTTGATTGCATACTCTAGCATGTGCGCTATTGATTTCTTTTTAGTCTTGGGGTCTTTGTGATCAAAGTGCATGGCTACGGGGTTTTCATTGTAGCCACACACAGAGCATCCCTTCTTGATCTTGTACATGCTTATCCAATGCCTACGTCTGTATTTCTTGTACCTATCCGTAGTCATCAGTAGTACACCCCACGCTGAACATCTATCTGTGCATTGATGGGGCCGTGCCATCCGTTGATCTTGTTCTTTGAGATGCAGATGTGACGCACGATGTTCTCAACGTCACTCGCCCCTGTCTTGCCAATGCCGATGATGATGTCAGCCTCGCCAGCCTTGCCGGTCTTCGAGTTGTCCATCATGTTGTAGTCGATGAACTGGCGATCATGCCCGTCGTTCGATGCCTGACTGACAGCCCACACCAGCATCTTGTTGCGCTTGGCAATCTCACGGGCGTGAACATACGTCTCCTTGAGCCGCTCGTCACCACGGTTGTATTCGCCAGATATGCGGAACTTGTCAAGCTGATCCATGAACATGATGTCCGGCTTGTTCAGCTTTGCGTATGCGTCAGCTTCCTCGACGCCCATGCCCACAGCAGCCATCACCTTGAGGTACGGCATCACGTCACGCTCGTACATCGGTGTGTACTTGGCACGATTGTCGTCGAGTTCCTTGCGTGTGATGTTGAAGAACGACTGGATGAGGCGCAGCTTGATCTTCTCAGCAGGCTCCTCGTTTGCCCAGTAGACAACCTTGTGTCCGGCCCGTACGTACGAGGCAGCGAGAAAGCAGCAGAACGTCGTCTTGCCCACTTCCGGACGGGCAAAGATAATACCCAAGTTGCCCCGATCAAGGCCAGCCACACGCTCGTTGATCAGGCCGAACTCAAAAGGGAAGTCAGGCTCTCCGGTGTTTGCGTCGAGCAGTTCGTCGAGACTGTCCGTCACCTCTTCATAGGTGGTGCGGTCAGACATGCGTCCATCCTCGACAGACTCGACCATAGCCCGCAACTCACCGAAGTCCTCGCTCTCACCCGTGAATATCTCAATGGCCTTCTCACCAATGATACGGGCACGATCACGCAGCCAGAAGTTACGCACCATGTCGAGGTGCATGTCCATGTTGTGTGGATTGCCCTGCTCTAGGGTGACGATCAGTTCCTGTGCCCGCTCTCGTGTGGAGTCCGGCATAGCAGGGTTGCGATCATTGAACAGGATGGCAAGTTCACCAACAGTGATGTCGTTCTCATAGGTGGTGTGCGCGTGGGATATCACGTCGAACACATCACGCATCTCTTTCGTGAACATCTCACGTGTCACCGTGTTAGCCACGTTCGAGAAGAATTCAGAGTTGAGGCAGAAGCCTAGTAGTTGTTTATCTATCGATGTAGGATCGTAGGAAGTCATCACGTTCGTCCTTTTGCATGTTTTTCAAGTCGGTTCGAAGAACCATAAGCTTTGTCGGCACGTGGGTGTGCAGCGCACGTACCATCGTAATAGCCTTGTCAGTAGCATCCTTGTCAAGCGCGACGAACACACGGTCATATTGTTTCAATACATCGATGTGTTCGCTAAGAAGATTAGTCCCCAACAAAGCGACACCTACCGTGGACTCAGAAACAGAGCAAGCACTAGCACAATCTTCCAGAAGAACAGCAGTGGTTCCGCTGCCACATATGAAGGGGTGTTTGCTATCAGAGTAACGATACCACTTAGGTGTTCTACCATCGATTGATCTCCCTGCCGCATCTACGACTTTGTTGCCATCCTTCACAAGAAAGACAGCGCGATTACGCTTGAAGTCGTACCGAATGTCAGCCCTGCCCGACAGATACGCATCGTAAGCCTGTACACGTTTAACA